TCCTCTCTCGCCCTGAGATGTTGGAGGACAGGCATTTCTTGAATGATTCTTTTAGTAAACGTAGAAAAGTCATCGGACCTCTGTTTAGAAGCTGAGATTACAAGGAATTTTAACTGTGGATCACATAATAGCTTCCATACAACAAAAGCAGAAGTAATCCAAGATTTACCAACACCTCTAAAGGCTTGGATAATAAGTCTCTTAGGCCCACCTTGGAGATACTCAGCGATGTCGTATTGTATAGGAGTAGGAGGAGGTAAAGCAAGGTGCTTCCAAGCAATAAAGAGGAAATTACGGAAGTCACTTTTAATTAGGTCTAGGTGTTTCATATATTTTACTCATTTTTTCTTCCACTTACTAATAACATTAGTAGAATTTGCTCCTCTACTTATTTGTTTAGTGGCAAAGGTTTTAAATTCTTTTGATGTATTACCACTAGTTTTTATAGCGGTTTTTAATATTCTTTGTTTTTGTTTTGTTAATTTTCTAACAGCTACCTTAGCTATCTTTTTAGCAGCAATAGCTAAACCAGCAGCTACAATAGGAGCTACCATTAATTTGTCCTCACTTCTTTATGTGGTGTTTCATCGAAAGGTAATTCCTCTACTAGTGATTTTATATCCTCGTTATTAGTACCGAAGCACTCAATATTGTTATCTCTGAGGAACTGCCTGACAACATTAAGGTGAGCTGGAGTAGCCTCACCCGATTGTAAAGTCTCTGCCAAAGTCCTTGCAAGTAACCCATGAAGGTCTCCTAAATCGTTAACTGTTCCATTAGACATGTTAAGTACCTGGATTATAAGATGGAATAGTGGATATTGCATTTCCTCTATTTTTGTTTACTTTATCAGAACGTACTCTTCTTTTAATAGATAACCTAGAAGAACCACTAACAATTGTTTTACGTGAAACAGGAGCTAATAAAGGTAATGCAGCTTTTTTAGATTTAGCTTTTATAACTCTAACTTTTTTTAATACAGGATTTTTAGATTTAGTCTTCTTAAGACTTTTTTTCATTACAGACCTCTTTATAAATATCGTTGTTTTTACTTATTACAGCTAGATCTTTAGAGACACCTTCAGGTGGATTACTTTCAAGTAACCACTTCTTAGTATCATCATTTAGTTTAACTTCATTATACCACAAACATTCTTTAGAATAGTAATCATCAGCATTGTATAGCCCTATGGCAAAGTTTGCTACAGAAGGAAGCATTTCTACAACAACACTACATCCCATCAAGAACATCAGGCATACCAACACGGTCCCTAACTTTAGCTTTAGCTTCATCAATCTCTTTCTCCACTTCTACTTTAGCAGCCATCCCTTTAGGATGATTAATGTTGTTAAAGATATTCCCTGCTAACCAATTAAATATAGGCCAGACTGTTCCTAACATTGGAACCTTCTGTACCCACCTGTCAGGCAAAGCTCCTGTAATAGCCGTAAAGAAAATTACAACCTCTCCTGCTATTTGAAACCATGCTTGATTCATAAACATTTCCATTAGTAATTCCTTTCCATTTCTATGATTTGACTTCTATTATTCTTTTGATCTTTGTCAAGCTTTACTACAGTTCTCTTACAAACAGGACAATAGTAATCCTTGTACCATTCGTAATTTGTTAAACCTTGAGTTAGCTGTTGCATCTCTTCTGAACACTTCTCACATTTTATTGGCACACATACGCACCAAATGTAATCCCTAGCAGTACCATACCTACCATCCACTTATAGCAACACTTATTCACCATATCCATCTGATAATCTCCTTATGTCAGTTATTAAAGAACAAGGAATCATTCCTGTTCCTTTGTAAGTTTTATCATCAGCTTTATTATAAGCAATGATAACGTAATCATCTATAACTTTTAAAAAGAAACCTATAGTTTCATAGAATATTTCTTTTACTTCTAGTGTACTTAAAGTAACCTCATCCGAATAATCTACAGCGTCTCTCCAAGTAATTATAACTGGTGTATTAGGTTCATACGTTTTAATTAATAAGATCAACTGGGACTGTTTCATTTTCCTGTTATTCCTAGCCAAGCTGCAGCAGCACCTAATGCAGTAGCAACAACAGTACCTAAACCTTGTACTGTTTTTATTTTAGTTTCTATCTGGTCAACTCTAGAATGGACTCTACGAATAGCACCTTCGTTTCCCTCTATCTCTTTATTATAATGATCAAGAAGTTCATTAATACGCTGGTGTCTAACAGCTTCTAAGTCTTCATGAGCCTTAAACTTATCTGTTATGTGTTCTTTTAGGTTAGCTATCTCATTGTCCATTTATTCTATTTCCTTCCATTCAGTATTATCCTCATCCCAACTATACATTTTACCGTCATTAGGATAAGCAGTTGGTGCATTCCACTGGCAAGTATCATCGTCTAAAGTCCAAGGTGGGTAAGGTTGTGGAGCTATAAAAGCGTCTTTAGTTTCATCGTATGTGTATCCTATACCAGCGTAATTTTTTCTTAGTGCAACACCACCATCTGGAGTATTAGAGTTAGGGGCATGATGTACACCACCTTTGGTATTATATGAAGTTTTAATCCATATCTCAGGACTCCCCCAATTACCAGAATCAATATTTTCTTGAGAGATAGCTATAACTCTTTTTACGATGTTATTCTCATCTATTTCTGCAAAATAACCCATTAATTCATTTCCTATTGAAATTTATATCGAATAATAACTACACCTTTTCCACCGTTGCCTGAATCATGTTGCCTAGACCCACCAGAACCAGACCCAGTATTTGCCGTTGCAGCAATAGTAGTTGCTGGCCCACTAGGATTACTTCCTGCCGAAGCTCCTGTGCCAGACCCTCCCGTTCCAACCGTTGTACTATAGGAACCTCCTGCTGCTGCCCCTCCGCCTCCTCCAGCCCTAGTCACGGACGATCCTGTAATTGATGAAGCTAATCCATTTCCTCCGTTACCTCCTGCACCATCAGAAACTGCATTACTTCCTGCCGAACCTGATCCTCCCCCACCTGATCCATTAGCAGGGTGGTAGCCGTGAGGTGCTGCTCCTCCATCATATCCTTGATTTGCAGTTCTAGAACCTCCTGCACTTGACGCTCCGCTGCGAGTTGCTGATCCACCGCCTGATCCTCCCGCTAGGCCGTCACTAGCACCATCGTATCCTCCCGCACCTCCACCGTCAGATATAATAGAAATAGATGTACCACTATGTACTATTGATGAATCGTCTCCAGTGACTCCAACAGCTTGATACGTTGCCCCAGACCCTCCACCACCAACCGTTATGGTGTATTCATTAGCTGTGGTAGCAAAGTTGGTTTCTGAGGAACCTCCTCCTCCCGAAGTTTCATTATTAAATGAGTTCCTGTACCCTCCTGCGCCTCCCCCACCACCATGAGATGCCCCTCCTGACCCACCGCCAGCGATGACTAAAAAATCAGCAACAGGAGTACTACCGTTTGTTGTAACTTCAAATGTTCCACTATCATTAAAAACATGAACTTTGTAGTCACCGACCGTTGTTATAGTCCCACCAGTAGCAACCGTCCCGACAAAATGTTGCCAAGTATCTCCATTCTTAGATGTGTAGAGTGCAGCAGCCCCACCGTTGTGATGTGAGATGTTGTCTTCTGCGATTCCGTTGATTGTCGCTATATTTGGCATTAGGCTAAAGTCACATAATCAGATGAAGGAGCAAAAAAGATAACGTCAGCCGTGACTGCGTATCCAACTGTTCTAACAACATCACCAGTACCAGTGGGTTTAGTTTCCGTAATAGCTCCAAGCGTTCCACTGATATAAAGCGGTACTCCTATAGTCCAATTAAATGTATCGTCCCTGACAAAGCTACCAGAAAGAGCAACATTCATAGCTTGCCCGTCTGTTTTTGCTTCCAGTGCCATCCCTAATAAATTAATTGAAGTAGCAGCAGCATCCGCATCCGCTTCTAACCACTTACCATTCGCATTAAGATAAACTAAATCCATGATGGCAGAACCATATCCAGCATTTAAAGTAGTAGTCTGTGGCCCGTTAGCTGTGTGATCTGTTGCTGG